TCTCTAGCTAATTCTGCCTCAGCTTGTTCTTCTGTCATACCAAGTTCAGTTGTTAAAAATTTAGATACTAATCCTAGTGTAGTTAATTTACCTATACCGCCTATTTTACCATCACCTATACCTAAAGCTTTTGACAATGCGGTGCCTTTTCTAAAAGGTTCTTCACCAGTTGCACTTATTACAGGTCCTAAAAATTTATCTGCTAGAAAAGATTTTGAAGCTCCTAAATTTTTTAATACATTTCCTGGATTAAATATTCCTCCAAAGCCAGAAGTAGCAACTCCGCTTCCAAGTTTTGCACCCAAAGCTCCAAGTCCTGCTGTACCTGCATATAATAATGCAGCTTTACCAAGATCAGACTTTGCAATATCTTTTACGCCTTTAGTAACTTTTTTAACAGCTTTTTTAATACCACCTAATATAGCAGGTTCTCTAGGCACAATATCCATAATGCCGCCGCCCATGTATAATTGTCTTTTCATCTGTCCTCTTGATATTGTCATAATTTAGCTAAATTGTTAAGGCAGGTTTTAAATCCTGTAAACTCCAATCTACTTGGTTTTTCCTAAGAAATCAAGACTTGGCATAATCACCTTAACATCCCTTCTAATCTCTGTTTCTGGTACTCCTTTTGTCTTCCAGTCTTCTTCTGTTTCATATATCTCACCTGTTTTTAAGTTAGATATAGTGGTTATAATCTCCTTCGGTTTCATGCTTATTTCCTTCATTATGTCGTTACCTCTCTTGGCTGTATTTGTAGTATAGAAGCTATGACGTGCAGCTCGTTCGCGTCACTAGCTTGTACCTTTAATATCTCACTTTCTTCTACTACAAGAGGATGAGTTAAAAGTTCGGTTGTTGTATTAGTTGCTATAGTCTTGGTTTTAAATAAACTAAACACATTGCCAGAGCTGTCTGTTAAAGTAACATCTAGATTACACCCAGAACCAGCATCGTTGGATACTAGTATTGATTTTATTAAAGCAACATTTGCAGATGGCGTTGTGTACAACGTCGTGTTGTCAGTCGTTGTTAGATCTACTTTTGCATTTATAAAACTATTTGACATTAATTTAAAAAGAAGTTTTGTGCGTCTACTTCATCCTTTAATTCTTGTTGATATGTTGTGTTTAATTTTTGCACTATTGCATCAAGATCTCTAACTTGTGCGTCAGCAACATCTTGTCTGTATATTGGTGCTGGTCTTGTTAATACCTGTACTATCTTTGCCATTATCTTCTCCCGTCTGGTTGTATATCTAACCTAAATCCACCAAGTTTCCAACTCTGTTGCGCTGCAGTATTTGCTACTTTTAAAGACACTGCTCTTGCCCTTGCTCTTGTATCAACTTTTTCTGTTGATGATGAAATTGTAAAAGGACCAAGAGCTGAACTTGCTTCTGTGTTGTTAGGAAAATTTCTTAAGTTTAATGTAATTTGAGTGTTACCTGTTTGAGATAAAAAGTCTGGTATAAATCTTCTAATTTTTGCAAAAAACTCACCGTCACCACCTTGAGAAATGTCAAAGTCTCCAGATTGTATATTGGAAGTTACGGCTGTTGTTGCTGTAGATGTAACTTGATCTGTGCCAGTTTCATGTTCGTAGTATATTGTGCACCCGTCTGTATTACCCACAACGTCATAAGAGTTATCGGAACCAGCGTCGTAATCTGTAGCATGTGGCTTACCAAAAACTGCAGAGTCTTGCCAAGTTGTTCTATCTAAAGTTCCTGTTGTCCATATGGGTCTTTCGGGAGTCGACTCAAAATAATTGTAAGTTACAACTCTATCTATAACTGTTGATCCGGACGAAGAATAAAACCAATTAATTTCTCCAAACAAATTATTTAATCCTGCATTTATAAGTTGATTAGCTGTGGTATTTAAATCATCAAAAACAAAATCTTCTACTAAACATGGTAGTGATTGTAAGGCACCAGCATATTTGAAGAAACCATTTTCTGAAAACCAGTAAGCAGCACCATCTACTTCTACTGCAGCGTTCTGGCCTATTAGTCCACAGTTAGTTCCTACTTGAGCAAAACCAAATGTAAATGGTGGACCAATAAATCTTTGTGTAAATAAAGCAGTGTCCGTCCAAACGTAAATTGCATCACGACCTCTGACAGCTCCCATAATTCTAGATCCGTCCGCAAGTCTTTGAGTACCCGCTGTGTTAGTTGCTGTAGGTGTGTAAGTATTAATATCCTCTTGGTTAGAGAATCTAATAAACATTTGATCTTGTGTGCTTGGAGTTCCTATTGTTGTTTCTGTGCCAAAGAACACTAAGTGTCTATCCGGTGTAGATACAATCATATCTCTTGATGCTGTTGGTGCACCAGATATAATTGTTGCTCTTGTTGCATTAGCATTTGCAGCATCTGCGTTCCATTCAAAAACTTGTTTGTTATGTATTAAAGCAATAATTTTACTACCAAAGTTATCGATAGACCAAAGGCCTGGATCAATTACTAAATCTCCTGATGCAGCCTCGCCCCACGCCACGAAATCAGAAGTGTCTGTTACCGTAGCTCCATCTGAATGTGCAGCTCTTGTTGTTCCTCGAACTGCTCTTGTAATTCCAGTTAAGTCATTACCAGACACCCCAGTGTAAGATATTTCCTCTGTTCCTACTTTTATAAAATTTGTTCCTGTCGTTGGAAAACCTGTAGAGCTAGTCAACGTTATAGAAGTTCCTGACCCTCCTGTTCCCGCTGTGTTATCACCTAAAGCTCCATTTAAAGTTGTTGTCTGAGGATTAGCTACCTCACCACCCCAAGAACCTAAACCCCAACCAAATCCAGGTAACTGTTCTGCAGGTCCAACAGGATAATAGGATTGAACTCTAATACCTCCAGATGTTGTCGCGCCTGAGCCAGTTTCATTTGATGCCATCGTTATTGTAATTGTGACATTGGTTGGTGTGCTAGTCACCATAAATTTTTTGTCGTCAAAATCAGATGCACCAAAATTAGATCCTGTAATAGTGCTAAAATTATCTAATAATATTATGTCTCCTGGATTAAGACTGTGCCCTGTAGAAAAAGTTATAGTAACAGTTGGAGATCCGTTAGTTGTACTAAATGCGCTTGTTAAAGTTGTAGTTGCTCGAATCGGGTGTATATCATAAAACACACCTCCTGAGTAAGCGTATAAGATTCTATTAGTTCCTATAATAGAATATTTTATACCGCTACTATTTACAATATGATGCATGGCTCTAGCTGCGCCTGTGAGCTTGTTTGAACCTAGTTGTGACCACCCGCCTATTTTCTCTGGTGATCCGTATCTAAACCTAACATTATCACCATCTACCCATTGTCCTTCAGCTTGAGTTTCGGTGAGTTGTTTATTAAATCCAGGTAAAAATTGTACTTTTTTAAGCATCTGTCTATTATACCGATTTTTGGTTGAAAATATAGTTTATTATATTCGCAAGATCAAGCGTGCTTTTTAGGGATGATTATGGTCCAATCCGTATTTGTTATCAAATCATTTAGATGAATCTTCAATATGTGATTATTTATCAAATATTTAGATAGCTCTTCCATATCAACAATAATCCATTTATCTTCTCTCTCAAAAACCATTTTATCAACGTTATCAAAAAGGTTTCCAAATCTACCTTCCATACCATTTTCTAGTATTTTAAAATCTTGAACATCAAATCTGTCTACTCGATTAGAATTTTTTAATCTGCCTTTTATATTCCAAGCCATCTTTCTTTTAGGGTAGCTTGGATTAACTAATAGTTTAGAAAATCTTTTTAATATGTTATTTTTCTTCATCAAATATTCTACCTTTTTGCCATTGCCATAATTGTTCTGATTGTTGAATTGCTTCGTACATTTTTATATCAGGCATTAAATAAGGTTTTATTTTATTCATGTTATTGTAAACAAAATCTGTAACTTGTTCTTTTATCTTACTAGCGCCTTTATTAATCTTTATGTCTTTATTAAAATGCATTTTTAAAAATATATTTAAATCTTTCAAGTCAACATACCAATTTATTTTAGCGTTGTACAGGTAATATATTTGTAAAGAAGTATGAGATACAAAATGAAACTCTTTTACAATAGAGTGCATATTAGAATAAAACAAAGAGTCTATAGAAATATCTTTTAAAGATAATTTTTGTAAATTAATGTCATAAGCTAAACCAGATATTAATCTATCAACGGGTTCTCTAACTACCGCCCATCTTACTTTATTAGTTAAATTTTTCTTTACCACATGTGGGGTTTTTTCAAAACATTTTAACACAGACGTACTACCATTTTTAGGTATTAACAAATATTGAAATTTTTTAGTCTCATACAGTTCTATGTTTTGTAATAACATTTATTATACCTAATCGGTTTTGTCTTCTTTCTCCCAACTAAAATTACAAGCTACTGATATTCTCTCAGCTTTTACCTTAAAAGGTTGTACAAAGTGATAAAGAGTTTTTGGAAATATAAAAAAATCACCTACCTCTGGAAAGTGAAAAAACTCAGTAATACAGTTTTCTGCTTGAGCTGTGCCATATTGAAAACTTATAGATCCTGGACCACAAGACAAGCCAACAAAAGAATCATTTTCTTCTTTTAATTTTTTATCTACTTTACAAAACAACACACTAGAAAAATCACAGTTCTTATGTGTATGTAAAGGATTAAAATCTCCTGGCCCCATTTTATTTATCCACGTTCGTTTTGCTTTTATTC